ATGAATGTTAAAAGTGATTCATTTGTAGACCGCTTACAAGAGTTGGCAATCGAATACATTGATGAATGTTTATCAAATGTAAAAGAGGTTGCCACGTCTAGTGGTAAAGTAGTAGAGCAAAAGGATAGACACATCCCAACAATTAAGTATTTTTTGTGGATCTGGATACCGATGAACTACGATAAAAAAGACACTATAAAAAGACCGACATACTACAGATGGCTTAAATGGGAGAACACTTATAAGCAGAAAGTAATACAAAATATTGACGGAACATTTGCAGCTTTAGCAGAGGATATTGTAGCGAATGAAGGCAAGGGAATCTTCTACGCAAAGAATCGATTAGGAATGCATGACCGCCAACAAATAGAGTCTAAACACGTAGATAAGTTTGAGTTCGACAATTAAAGGTTACAAGCCACATCCAAAACAATTGGTAATTCATCAAAGTATAAACAACGATACTGCGAAATATTACGTACTGAATATTGGCAGGCAGTTCGGTAAGACTATGCTTTGTATTAACCAGCAGTTGTATTGGGCTATAAATGACAAAGGTTGTATGATTGGATGGGTTTCTCCTATTTATAAGCAATCAAAGAAAGTATATACTGAACTAAAGAAGTCAACTATCTCAAGTGGTTTATTTAGTTACAATGATACGGAGCTAATCGTTAAGGGATTTGGTAGTCAAATTCAATTCTTTTCTGCAGAACGAAGCGACGGAATTAGAGGTAATACATTTGACTACTTGATATGCGATGAGTTTGATTTTATGAAGGCAAATACTTGGGAGGAAGTATTGCAACCTACGGTATTAGTTAAGGGTAAGAAGGTAGTATTTATCTCAACTCCTAGAGGTAAACGAATGATGTATAAACTATCTTTGTTAAGGCACCAGGACGAACGTTATAAGTACTTTCAATTTAGTTCATACGATAATCCAATGATTGACCCTAGAGAAATTGACTCTATTAGGCAAACCGTTCCAGACCATGTATTTAGGCAAGAATATTTAGCTGAGTTTTTAGATGGCGCTACTGGGTTATTCCGCAACGTTCGGGAGTCAATCGGGACCGCTGTAAATACAGGTAAGATATTCGGCGGTTTGGATATTGGACGCGCGGATGATTACACTGTTTTAACAATAGGCACAAAAGATGGCGGCGTATTCTTTATTGAACGTTACAGGCAGGACGAATGGACGAATATAATAAATAAGGTAGCTAAACGAATAAAGGAATTCAATGCTTTGACCTATGTTGAGGTGAACAACCAAGGAGATGTATTCTATGAAATGCTCAAGAAATTAACGGGTAATTTAATCGAACCATTCACAACAAGCTCAAAGACTAAACCGATAATGATTGAAGACCTAGCTGTTTCGTTTGAGCAAATGGAGTTAATCATTCCGAATGAAGAGTATCTAATAGACGAACTAGAAGCATTCACATATATCTTTGATCCGAAAACTCGCCACGTTAAATACGCAGCTCCTGAAGGCATACACGATGACAGCGTTATTTCGCTATCTTTATACAACCAAGCTAGAAAACATTTAAGTAAGAAAGGAAAATACTTTGCATAATATGAATCACATACCAATTATCATGCACATGGCGGAAGTCGTGACCAATTACATTTACCAAATAAAAGGCGTTAGAGTTAATTTAAGGATGGGCGAAATCCTTATGAATGAAGACCAAGTAAATAAACTAATTGATGCGTTTAATCACGTTAAAAGTAAAGGACATTATGGAAATTAAACTACCGAAGAAAACAAAAGACTTGCGAATAGAGCATTTTAAAGCATTGCAAAACCCGTATTTCTTAACAGAAGAGAAACTTGACATAATGGATCAACTAGAATTTATCCATTTATTCAGTGGAGTATCTCGTTCAAAGTTGAAACAGATTAATGTAAATGATATAGCTGCAATGTTTAGCCATATTGTTAATTTATATTCAGGAATCAGAGTCGCTAAGCCTGCTAAAGAAATAACGCTAAATGGAGTTGAATTTGAGTTAGTCAATGCGGAGAAAGTTGGTGTTGGATGGCACGCGGATTTCAGTAAAGGAGATATGAAGAAAGATGCTGTTTATTTTGGATGCTTATTCTATTTTCCTAAAGGGCAACTTTACGGAGCTGTGGATGAGAATGACAACCTTCTCAATTCAATTGCTGACCGATATGAAATCATAAAGGAGCATATGCCACTCGATGTATTTATGAATGCTTCCGCTTTTTTTTTGACCAAAATAAAAAAATCAATGATGCTATCAGTCCAGAAAGCGAAAACAAGAAAAGTACTCGAAAAGATGTTAAGCCCTCTAAATTTGCTTGGGAGGAAGGCTTCGACGTAATAGCTAAAGAGTTCTTTCAAGGTGATTGGAATAAGGTAACGATGCTTAATATTTATAGTTATTCGCATAAATGTAAATTTTTAGTGCACAATGCACGTAAAAAACTCTCTAACAAATAGGACATGGCTCAAGACGTTGAATATTTCAAGAATCTAATAACGGTTGGTAATTCCGAAGCTATCTTAAAAGGGTTGCCGGGTACGCCTTTAGAAGAATTGCTAAAAGATTTAATGCAGGACGTTGCGGATCAATTAGTACTTGAAATAGACGCACTGAATATTGCAGCGTCTAGACGTTTAAGACAAAGTATAATCCCAGACAAACAAGTAACGAAAGACGGGAATGTTGTAACGATTGGATTGAGCGCGGACTTTTATTGGAAGTTTGTTAACTACGGAGTCAACGGAACAGAAGTACAGCATGGAGCTCCAAATTGGGGAAAACAACCGCCCGGAGAAGTATCGTTTCATAAGTCGATTATGGATTGGACAATGGACAAAGGTATAACGATGCCCGCACAATTTGACACATACGATTCTTTTGCATGGGCTGTAATGGCAAACGTAAGAAAGAAAGGTAAACAAGCTCGTCCATTCTTTACAAACGTAGTAAATGAAACATTAACGACAAAAATACAAAAGGAACTTTCTGAGTTCTTTAAAGAAGCAATAACAGTAAACATAGTTGAACCATGGCAGTAACGATTTCACAAGTACCAGCTAATTTTAGCCCTTCCGATAATCCTTTAATGTTTAGATTTCAGTCTACACAAACCGCACAACCGAATTTCTCTTATATAGTTGAAACGTATTACAATTCTGTTTTGGTATCGGAAGATAGGATATTTGTTGAGAGTGGAATCTACGCACATATTGACGTTTCACCAATCGTAAAGAATCTATTAAATACGCCACAACAAACAATACCGCTATTTGCCAATGCTGCTACAAATGGCAGTATCTATATTAAGGTAATCGAAAACTACGGAACTATTCCAATAAACCAAGCCAATGCTACAAGTTCAACAGTTAAAATATTTAAGGCTTGTTTATCCGATGCTGATTGGATGGAATGGGATGCTACGGATTGGATAGTTAACAAGTTCTTGACTAATTATCCTGAAACAAATATGTACCAACAATTTGGTGCGCCTTTCTATTTATCTGCGATAATGGATTCTAGCGCAACATTGGATTTATCATTCCATGATGTTGAAGGTTTACTACTTCACACCTACGACCAAACGCAAACAACAGTAATTGCTCAGCTTAATCTTAGTACGGATTCTTTGGTAGCGAATGCTGGTGTTCCCGACATTGATTTAGTCCACTATTATACCGTCACTTTAGGTTCAATCGAGCAAACAATCTACATTAAAAAAGCAGAATGTAATCCGATTCAATCATTAATGTGGATTAACGAGTACGGCGTGTGGGATTCATTTATCTTCGACCACAATCTAGAGCGTAAAGGAAGTGTAAGTGATAGAATGTATGGTAAAAAGTTCGGTCAATGGGTAGGAAATAACTTTGTTTACAATCTAAACCAAGCAGGAAATATAAGAGTAGGTACTCAAGTAACCGATTCAGCTACTTTATACACAGGATGGATTTCACAACCTTTGCAGAATTGGCTAGTTGAGTTGTTTAAGTCGCCTAGATTTGTTCTGTATACCGATAAACAGATTTCTGTAAGGGTAACTAGCACACAATATACATACGAACAGCAACGATTTGAGGATTTAATCAGTCAATCGGTCGATGTTGAATATACTAATAACCATTTAGGCTTATCACTATGACAGATGAACTAATTTGTAGTGGCTTTTCGCTAGACTTATCGCAGGCTATTCCAGTTCCGATATCGTTTGCAATTGCTGATATTAAGAATCTAAGCAATAGAAAGCAATCGTTTAGTAAAGAGGTTACTTTGCCTGACACTATGAACAACAACAATTTCTTTCGTGGTTCGTTTGGTTATTCAGCAACAGATAGCGGAATCAATTTCGATGCCACAGTAAAGGTTAATGTTATCCTTAAGAAACGAGGCATTCAAGTTTTAGAGGGTATTATCAAATTGAATAAGGTAACGAAAGTTAAAGGATTTACACAATTCACCTGCCAAGTATTTAGTGATTCAATAGACTTATTCCAATTACTTTCTACTATTAATGTAGGTGAGTTGGATTGGAGCGAATACGATCACATTTTAAGTCGCACAAATATTAAAAATTCATGGACTGCACCGATTGGAAGTGGTTATTATTATCCATTAATTGAACGTGGAAATAATCGAGTAGGTACAATTTGGAATACAACGGATTTGTATCCATACGTTTACTTACGTGAGGCGTTATTAAAATGCTTTGAGTATTTAGGCTTAACTTGGGATTCGGATTTCTTAGATACAACGATGTTTAAAAGTATATTGTTTGGATTTGGTGGTGGAGAAATTAAAACCATTCCACCAATTGATGTGAACAATAGAAAGGTTGAGATTGATAATGGAGACTTTAATTTCTCTACTCCCTCCGTGGCTTACAATTTTGAAGCAGGTACAGATACTGGTTCATCATTAACAGAAAATCAAATAACGACTATTTTTTCAGGAAACTTCAATCCATTTGATAACGACTATTTTCTAGGTATATTAACCCAAGACATTCTAGGGCAATATTCAGATGGTGAATTTACAATCGACCAAAGCGGCTTGTATAATCTAAACACACAATTTAGAATCACGCAAACTATTGTAGTGTCAAATGGCTACTTAGAAACGCCACCATACATTGCGCCATTAAACGACAGCTTCATAAATAAACTACAGATATTCAAAAATGGCGGTATCTTATTTCAGATTGACAGCGAGGTAGTAGGGCAAACAGTTGTTGGTAATACAATTACTAGAGATATTCATTTCAACATCAATAACAACGTAAACATTAATGTAATTGCTGGAGATGTTCTTTCATTTAGATTAAATCTAGGCTTTGTGAGAATGGGTATTTTGAACCTAGAAAATGTATATCCTTCAATTTCTTTCACGCTAAGTACTGATGTTCCTATTACAATTGATTTAACATCTTCGGACGTATCAATTACTGACGGAAATACAGTTAAATTAAGCAGATTCCTTCCAATAATGAAATGCTCTGACTTACTACTTTCTGCGATTCGACAATTCAACCTTTATATATCGGAACAATCCAATCAAGGTGTTGTAAAAATAGAATCTTTAATGCCGTTTTATAGCAATACAAACGATTTTAATGATATATCTGAGCTAGTAGATACAACTAAACCAATTGTAATAAGACCTGCAGCAAATGAATACCCAAAGAACATTCTATTTTCCTTTAAAAAAGCTACGGATTTCGATGCTCAAAGATATGCGGACAAATATGAAGAGGAGTATGGCGACTTAAAATTTATCCAAGGCAGCTACTATTCTAAAGGCGAACAAAAAACTGAGCTCGCATGGTCTACAATTGTGCCTTTTCAGATTCCTACGGGTATAGTTATTCCAAGATTCATTAAGTTTGAAAATAATATAGCTAAACCAAATGCAGGAGCGCCAAGAATAATGTTCCGAAATGGATTAAAACCGGGTTCATGGACGTTTAACGATACGGTTGGAACGGGCGGTGAGTTCTTTACTACTTATCCATGCGTTCACCATTTTAATAACTGGCAGAATCCAACTATGGATTTAAATTTTAAGCTAGTAAATGAAGTGTATTATACCGCAACAATCGTAACGTCCAAGAATTGTTATTCTGAATACTACTCAACTTTCATTAATGAAATGACTAGCCCTGCAGGAAAGATAGTCAATTTGTCGGTTCATTGGAATGAAATAGATATTAAGAATCGTGACTTCGGAAAGTTGTTAATGATTGACGGATCACTATTCAGGCTTAATCTAATAAAGGAATTTTCTGCAGATGTACAAACTACAACAGAAATTGAATTAGTCAAAGTATTAAAGGCTAAGAAACGAGCAG